TCCACACTCTTTGTGGAATATCTTTCATAATTAAATACTCTATAGCTCTTTCTTCTGTCATTGCCTCAATCGGTTTTGTATTATGCAACAAGTAACCTCTTGTATGTTTTACAAAGTCTGGTTGTGACTCATCTTTCTTTAACTCCCAGTATACTTCAACTGGTGGTAAGATGCCACCTTGCAATGCACAAGCCATCCAATTAGGATCTGGGTGCGTTACTTTTGCAGGTTCATCTGGTGTCTCTGGGTCTTCCCATACAACACAATATTCTGTTCTGTGCGGCTCTAACTTTTCTTTTGCCCAACACAATCTATCCCATAAATGTGTGCCTTGAAACTTTGGTGTTTTTATTGTCATGCGAGGTCTCCGTGACAAGTTAAAGATATGCCATCTTCATCAACAGTTCCAAATGATGTATTTAAACATTGCACATTTACTGTTGTAGTTGCTCTACCACCATCACATCTAGCACTTATAGCTGTATCCTTAACTGTCATTGTAGAAGAATGATTGGCACTAGAAAAGGCATTTGTATATGTTGCGGTATAATTTCCTGTACCATTATCTGCTAAAGAAGCACAGTTAAAACTATCATCAAAAGCAGCAGTGCCTGTTCCTTCTATTACGGCCCATGCTTTTGCACTACCATTTAAAACAAAACTTGTATCAATAGATTTCTCTGTACCAGACTTAACTGAATCAGATGTTGTTAATGTATCAAATGCTATTGTTCCGTTTGCCATTATGAAAGGTCTCCGTGTGCAATAACGTAATTATACTTTCCATCTGCAAGAGCAGAACCACCATAACAAATAATATCATATTGACCTGCTGTGTCGCTTCTGTCATAACTAATTTTTGCTATGCAAGTTACATTTGCATTGAAGGTGTCATCTGCATGAGCATTTCCTGTGTAGTTTACTAGATAATTTGTACTACTAAAATCATTAGCCACATTCACTAAAAACTTTCCAGTACCACTATCAGTTAAACTAGTGGTGTTAAGAGAATCTAAGAGAGTGGTACTTGACATATTAAAATACGACCATTGCTTCGCCAACCCTTGCTGAATACTTGTCTGATTGCTACCCTCACCTCTAATAGTCATAGAATTTGCACTTGCACTAACTACAGGTGTTGAGCCAATGGTTACTGTTGTTGCGGTAGACTTGCCTGTGATCGTGTCTAATATTATTTCACTCATCTCTAACCCTTTGGATACTTATCTTTAACTGCTTTGATAGTTTTTTTCCAACCATCTATACCATTGTGATATAGATCATCTAATTGATCTGCCATAGATGGGTACGCTTCTGCCCTATCTCTTTGATACTTGTTATTTTCATACGCAGTTTGTAATTCTTTTTGTTTGGTAAGAATGTCTTCTTCAGCTATTGGTGTTGTTCCATTATGCCAAGTTATTTGTTTTACATCATTTTCAAGAACACTAACTTCTGCTTTTGGATTTATTGCTAATATTGCTGATGTTATATTAATCATCCTGCTACCTCTATTAACGTCAATGTCGTTCTGTTATCAGTACTTGGATTAATTTCAATTTGGTCTCCCGCTAATTTTCTAAAATGACCTGTGTAAGTTATTTCACTAGTTGTAGCAGGACCATGTAAAAATGTGTTTGATATAGGTACATCTATTAATGAGCCATTGCCACCATAATCATAGAGTCTAAGACGACTTTCATATAAAAAGTTACTACCCCCATCTATTGATAAGGCAACCAGTAAGTTAGCATCAGAACTATTGTTCTCATATACTCTAACACTAGGACTAAATATTGTTAGTATCTTTGATGAGGTGGATGAAGGTGTTATGGAGAGAGTTGAATTAGTAATAGCAACATAAGAAGAGCTTGTTGAAGTTTGTTGAGTACCATAAGAAGTACTTTTAACTTGTAAAATATTACCAGTAACATTTATTCCTAAATCAGATGCCTTTGGCACTGCACCTGCACGAGTTTTTATTGCATCTACTCTAATCTCACTCATGATATAACCAACCTTCCACCACTGTTCACTGTTAATGTTACACTGCTGTCTATTGTAAACGGACCAGTAACTTGTGCATTTTCTGTAGCTAATATTGTTGCGTTGGCAGTTAAGTTTTGTGCATTAGTTCTAAACAAACCACCTGCCTTAAAATTACCTTTGTTCTCGGCTGCTGGTGTTACTGTACCAGTTTGTGGTGCTAAAAAGTTTACAAATATATTTGCAGTTCCAGAACTAGGTGCAGCAGTAAATGTCAAAGTTGTTCCATCTGGTATAGTATATGCTGATGTATCTTGTACAACACCATCTACAGATACAAGCACATCTTGTACCGAACTTACTGTTCTGTTTAATGTAAATGTAGTATCTGAGTTATCGCCATTAAATCTTTGTACGGCAGTTGTAGCCTCAAAAGTTGTAACTGGTGACTTACCAACAAAAGGCATTATGTAATCTCCATGTAAGATAAGGCAACGTCTGTTGCACCTGTTGCAGATACTGATATACTATCTGTTGCTTCTAATACAACTTTGTTACCTGCCAAAAGTTCTAATGATGATCCTGCTGGTATGGGTGCATTAGTAATAAGCTCAACTGTTTGGTTTACTTCATCATTAGCATTTGTTCTATTACCAGTATCTGATGTTAATGTTACAGTTGCAGTAACTTGACTTGTTGTTGTGTTTCCTAATATC